TCGGCGTTCGAGAGAACGCCGACGATACGCCGGTATTCCTGCGTCGCGACCGTCGACAGGGCGGTCGTGAAATCAGGCTCGAGCGTGCCCGCCGAGAACGCCGCGGGGTTCACCGTGATGGCGATGCCGCCGCCGCCCGTCAGGATCGAGGCGTTCAGCAGGATGTCGTTGCCCCACAGCCCGGCAGCTTTCGCCGTGTACTCGAGCGAGCCGACGTTCGCGGCGACGGTGAACGCGAGGTCGGCACCCTTGGCGTTGATGGCGAGGGCGGCGCGCGCGCAGAACGTCGTCGCTGACTCGCCGTTGTTCCACGGCACGTCGGTGATGCGACCGTGATGCCGGAACCGGATCGAGCTGTTCGCCGTCGCCGGGCCCGTGAACGTCTGCACGGCGCTCGCGACGACGCCGGCGCTCGGCGTCGGGCTGATGGCGAACAGCTGCCCCTGCGGGTTCTGCTTGAAATAGCATTTGGCGGCGAGGTGCCCGACGGTGCCCGGACCGAACGCGGTCGCGCCGTCGTCGGGCCCGAACAGCTGCCGCACCTCGGTGTTGTTCACGAGGGTGCCGGCGCTGCCTTTCGGCGCCATCAGCAGCGCGCGATTGACGGCGCTGCCCGGGTTTGCGGGATCGCCGAGCAGGTCGACGACGAGGTACAGACCGGGCGTTTTAACCGTCGAGGCGACGGCGAGCGGGATCGTCATTGGGCTTGTCTCCGTGCGCTTTCAGTGCACGGGCAGTGCCTTGCCCGGTGTCGTCGGTCGGTGCAGCCGCTGTCGAGGCGGGCTGCTGCTGTCGCTGCCATTCGTCGGCGGTCCGTTCGACGAGCGAGCCATCGCGCAGCGCGCGCAGGTATTCCCTGCGGAACTTGCGATACTCGTCGACCGGGATCGCGACGACCTGATCGGGGTGATAGTCGACGCGCCGTCGGTCGTCCGTTGCTCGTTCGGCACCGATGAACGTACGGGTGCCGTAGCGGGTGACGAGGGAACCCTCGACGCACGAAACGAACAGCGCGAACTGCGACAGCTGCGACATGCCGACAATGCTACGCGAGGCCGCCTGCACCGGCAAGCGAACGAGCTTGCATCGACAGTTCCACGCCATCAGGGCCCGGGCGGGATCGGCACGCCGACGTCGACGACCGTCAGCGGCGTCGTCGGTTCAGGCGCGTCGCGCCCGGGCAGGGCCTGCCGCAGCCGCGTCCGCAGCCATGGGACGAACTCGCGGGTGTCGGTGCGCGTGACAATGCGGTTCATCCGGAACGTCAGCGCATACACATAGTGACGCTCGGTTCGGGCAAACCGGTTCCGGTTGATGATTTCGAGGCTGCCGAGGCTCGTCAGCTGCTCGCCGTCGTCGGTCACCTGCTGATCGGACAGCAGCCGGGTAATGGCCTGCAGCAGCCGCACGCCGTCGCTGCGGCGCTTGCCCGAGCTCGCGACCGACGAGCTGACGACGAACAGCCGATAATTTTCGGCGAACCCTCGGATGCCGTCGGCGATGCGGGTCGACCCCTGATTCGTCCCTGCCGTGCGGCCCTCGTACGGGGTGGACTGCGTCCACACCAGCATGGCGCCGGGCAGCTGCGCGAGCCTGCCGCCGGCGATGTCCCGCTCGACCGCTGCCCCGTCGAGGTCCTCGTAATAGACGGCTCGCCGCAGCGCGAGCTCGCCCTCGGCGCGGTCGGCGCCGTCGCTGATGGCGCCATCGAGGATCGCCTCGTCGTCGAGGTCGGCGATCAGCGGGTCGAACCGCAGCCGGGTGCCCGCCGGCAGGTTGTGCCGGGCGCCGCCGAGGTTCGAGCGGACGTCGACCGACAGGCTGCCGCCGGGCGGGATAGTCCAGGCGCCGCCTTTGCCGTACGGCAGCGCCGTCGCGGGGTTCGGGGCGACCTTGAACACCAGGTCGTCGGCGAGCTCGTCGTTCACGACGGGCAGCAGGTACATGTTCGGCTCGAGCTCGACGGCAGCGCCCGAGGGGTTGCCGACCGTCATCGTGCCCGTGCCGCGGGTGCCCGTCAGCGGCGACAGCTGCCCGAGGACCGCCCGGGCGAGCGCCTCGATGACGTCGAAATCAATCGGTGTGGCCATGGTGTCGCGTGGTCCCCTGTCTACTCGGCAGCGGTGTCGAGCACCTGCGCGAGGATGACGTCGATCGCCTCGGCCTGCGCCTTGCTGAAATCGATGTCGGTGAAATCCCGTTTCGGGATCTTTTTGCGGGGCGCGTCGCTGATGTGATAGCCGGCGTACGGCACGTTAGTGAACGCCTCGGCGATCGACTGATCGGCGTGCGGCATGATGCTGCCGACGAGGATGCCCCGATCCTGCAGGATCTTGAACTCGCCCGAGCCTTGGCGTTTGGCGCGGATCCGTTTCGTCGACGCGGCGAGCTCGGGCCATTTCGGGCGGCCCGCGACGGCGCCCTCGCGCTCGAACACCTCGTGCACCGATGACACGAGGATCTCGGCGAGGACCGGCATCGTTTCGGCAGCGACGTTCGCGCCGGCGTCCTGCAGCGCCTCGAGCGCGCGGAACAGCTCGCTCGAGTCGAGGTCGGCGAATGACCCGCCGCCCTTGCGCCATAGGTTCGACGCCGGCATCGGTCACACGCCGGGGTTCGGGGCGCACACGATCGACTTGTTTGCCGTCATCATCGCCTCGTGCAGCTGCCGCAGCGACGCGGTCTGATCCGCGCCCTCGGGACAATTCTGCATCACGGCGAGGGCGCACACCTTGAACGCGAGGCGGTTCCGCTCGATGCGTTCGGCGGCCTCGGCCGAGGGCCGGTGATAGTCAAACGAGTCGAGGATCGCGGCCTGACGAGGGGTGGGTTCGAATGCCATCAGCTGAACCGTACACCATCGGTGCGGCCGCGTCGCAGCTGCGTTGCTTGCTGCCGCAGCCGCGTCGCCTCGCGGCGTCGTCGGTCGGCTTGACTCGGATCGTCCTGCTCGAGCTCGGTCGCCTCGGCGTCGAGTCGCGCCGCCTGCTGCTCGAGGTCGTCAGCGCGTGTCACCTGAATCATCGGAAATGCTTTCCCGCCGCGGTCACGTGCCGCAGCGAATGGCCTGCGCCGAGCATGCACTGATGCCCTGCGTCGCTCGTCGAGCTGCAGCGATCCTGCACCTCGCATGTGCAAGGTAACCGCGCGTCGCCGCTCGTGCACGCGAGGCACTCGCCGCGAGGACCTGCGAACACACGCGGTCGCCGCGGCGCTTTCTTACTGCCGCGGGTCGGCGGCGAGAACACGGGTCCACGCGGCACGCCTCGCTGCACCTCGGTCAGAACCCGCCCGGGCCCGAGCTGCCGGGATAGCGCGGGTCGCGCGCGATGATGAACGCCGGTGTGCCCGCGTCGATGTCGCCGCCGACGATCGGGTTCTCGCCGGCGCCGGTGTCCTCGGTCTTACTGCGCAGCTCGCCGGCGCTCATTTTCACGAGGGCAGAACGGGCGTCCTCGCCCATCTGATAATAGGGCCCTCGCCCGTTGCTGTCGTGAAACTCGAGCTTGAGATACCCGGCTGCCTGCGCGAGCAGGCGCGTCGCGTACCGGCGCAGCGAGGCGTCCTCGGAAAGGGCATTCAGCTGCGCCGCGCTGAACCCCTTGCGGAACAGGATCGAGGTGACCTCGTCGTTCACGCCGGCGACGGTTTCGTCGACCCGCGTCGCGTCGGCACCCTCGAGCCTGCTGTCGCCGTCCTCGTCGAACAGCTCGACGACGCGGCGCCGTCCGATCAATTGCGCGAGCTGTTCGAGCGAGGTCCACATAAGGCGTTCCTGACGTCAGGGCGTGAACGGGTTCTGCGGCTGCTTTGGCGGCAAGGGTCCGACGACCTGCCCGCGTGTCTCGACGATCGCCTGCGCGAGGTCGCTCGGCAGCGCGGCGATGGGCGTGCCGTGTTTGACGTACGCCGGGCACGGCTCGCCGTCGCTGTCGTGATAGCGCCCGACCCAATTGCCGTGCACGACGTCGTCGGTCAGCGACAGGGGTTTGCCCGGGTCGGGTCGCGCGACGTACTGACCCGAGCGGGCCGCGATGACGGCGCCCGGCGCGGCGTCGACGTCGACCGGCGAGGCCGGGATCGCGATGCCGCCGGCGAGCTTGTTTGCCGCTTTCGTGACCTCGGGCGCTGCAGGGGCAGGCTCGGTTCGGGCGGCTGCGGTCGCGTTGCCGAGGGCCGCGTCGCGCGCTGCAGCGGCGTCTCGCGCGTCGGCGAGCTTGGCGTCGTCGGCCGTTGCCTTGCCGCTTTCAGCTGCCGGGATGTCGCTGTTCGACGGGTTCGCCGCGTCGTCGTCGAGCGGCGCGGGTGTGGGTTTCTTAGACATGCGGGTTGCTCCTATGAAAGGCGTTCGCTCGTCAGGGTAACACACAAAAAACGCCGGGCCGTACCCC